CGCACAGTGGATCCTAGGCATTCCTTGATCATGTCTGAGTGCTTGACCTACTTTAATGAACTGAAGGACCTTGTAAGGAAGTGGGTACCAGATGAGGACACCTATGTGGAGCAAAAGACGGTTTTACTCTCACAGGTCAATTTTTCCTCCATTGTGACCGAAGGGTTGAAGCTCCTCTCAACTCTGATAGAGGTTGACTCTTGTGTGAAACATGGCTGCATCCACAACAGAAGCAAGACTGTTAACCAGATACTTTATGACCATAGAATAGTGGGTCCAACACTTCCTGACGTTGTTCCCGATGGCTACAGAGTGTCAGGTTCGACACTGATCTTACTTGAGACATTCGTTAGAGTAAATCAAGAGTCCTTTGAATGCAAGTATAGACATGATTTTGAAAAACTGATGCAATTGTCCAAAGATCTAGCCAAGTGTGGCTTGACCCTTGTACCTGTGATTGATGGCAGATCAAGCTACTACATTGAACGCTTACCTGACTGGGTTATCGAAAGGATGAGGTGGTTGTTATTGAGGATAATGAGCAATTTGAGAGACAGTGGTGAGAAAATAGAAGAGATGGAGTATGAACGGTTAGTACACAGCTTGTCAAACATGGAGAATCAGAACTTAGGTCTTGAATCACTTGCAAGTTTAAGGGAGGAAGGGCTGGATTACAAGACAAGATTAACAAAAACACTAAAAGAGGGGATCTATTCGAACATGACCACTTCAGAATGCAGAGTAGGTATTGCAAAGCTTTATGATCACTTCTGTCTTTTACGAGACAGCGGACAATATGAAGATGTATACACCACAACATCAAGATCTGAGATGATCACATGGTTAAAGACCCATGAATTGGTGCAAATGTCAAGCAGTGAAAGGGAGACTTTAATAGAAGCTGAAACTTGTAAATTTTGTCAAATTCATATGTATGCCGTTCTGAAAGATCTTGTGCTACTTAGAAAGGGGTGGAAGGGCTCCAGGTGCAGAGATGCCAATGAGATTTTGGCACACAAGAGTCTTTTGTCAGATTGCAACAAAATAAAGGGATTGAAGGTTCTTAACACAAGACGGAACACACTCCTTTGCCTTGATATAATTGTCCTCAACAGTTTGATAAATTTAATTAAACTCCAGTATACAGACCTCCAATACCTCATCAACAACCATTTCAAAAGTGTCAATGACAGGCTTGTTTCTGTTGACTTGATAATTAATAAACTTGATAAAAAACTGACATCAGACCCAAACTGGCTGTGTAAACTGAGAACCAAGATAGGGCATAAACTTAAAATATATGATCTTGATCACGTTATATCATGGCTGAGGCCTATTGAGGTGTCCCATTGGTATGAATTCAAGTTGGAAAGGGATAATTCCGGTGAATGTGTGAAACCCACAATCAAGTACAAGAAGAGTGGTGTAGGGGATTGTCAGGGTGAGGATTGTAACAAAGATGTGATAACAGATGACTCCACCTTCAGTGATTATTTAGATGCATTATCAACTTTGAGTATGGGTCTTATGAACTCAATGAAGACAAGTTCAGCAACCAAGTTGGTGGTAAATGATGAGAGAAATTACTTTGGCACAGTTCAATGTGATGAATGTTATTTTCAGGACTTGGACATCAATTATGGAACCACTCTTATATATCAAAAGACCGGCGAAAGGACGAGGTGTTATGGTCTGATGTCAAAGGAGGGAGGTGGCCCTGATGTTTATAAGGTAGGCAAGAGCTTCTATGCAGACCCTAAGAGGTATTTTTTACCAATTATGAGTTCTGAGGTCATCCTCAAGATGTGCCGAGAAATGTTGTCTTGGCTTGACTGGCTTTCAGAAAAAGAAATGATGGATGTGAGGACTAAACTATATACCCTGGTCATAAGTATATTGACAGTTCCCAGCAAAAGAGTTCAGATTTATTTGCAAGGTTTTCGATATTTTATCATGGCTTATGTCAATGAATTTCATGTTAAAGAATTAGTTTGCAAGTTAAAAGTGAAGCCATTAACCAGGGCTGAGCTGAGTGTCTTCACACAGATGGATGATTTAGTCGCCTTGCTGCTAACTGGGACTTCAGAGGAACATATGACAAAGTCATTTAAATTTATTCTAAATCTGTCTTATTTATGTCACCTTATTACAAAGGAAACGCCAGACCGGCTTACAGATCAAATCAAGTGTTTTGAAAAGTTTCTGGAGCCTAAGTTAACCTTCAATTCAGTCATCCTAAACCTAGACTCATCCCCTCAGTTAACAGAGGGAACTGAGGAAAAAATAATAGGCGATCTAAAGAAATTGTTTTCTAAGGACCTTGGTGTTCTTGATCTGAAGGAACCAGGGGTCTCAAAGGAAGTGTTGTCACTCTGTTCTTCTTGTTTTAATAATGGTATGCTTTCTCTGCCGAAAGTGTTAAGCCGTGACCCACAATCACCTTCTTTCACAAGTACAGCTTTAGACATATCTAGCAATAAGAGCGTTGTTGTCCCGAAATTGAATGAGGTTGGGGAGACAATAACACAGTATGACTATCAAAGCCTTCTATCGTCAGTTGTTGTTGAGATGGCCCAGTCTTTTAAGGACAAGCTGAGGTTTAAGTTGGATAGGAGAAGTTTACAATATGCCATTTACAAACGTCTAACCAACATGGTGTCGAAAAATGAATTTAGATCAAAAGATGATCCAAATGATAGTGGGATACTTGAAGACATCGAAGATTTAGTTGACGAGGGAACACATAAGCTGATAAATGAAATTGAGGCTAATGTTTCTGATTGTTTAAGCAAAATGAGCTCAGGGTGCAATAAATCCAACCAAAGTTCTAAGGGTCTCAAGAAATTTGAGAAAGTTGATCTGCTTCAAAAGTTATGGTCCAGGGAATATATGTCTCTCATACTTAGTGAAACCTCTTTCCATGAAGTGAAGGACTTTGACCCTTCATTGCTTCCTAGTGAAAGTTATCAGGAGATGTGTGATGCTGTTTATGATAGTGTTTATAGAAATGAGTTCTTCACTGAAAAGTTTTTAAAACTCTGCCCATTGGAACTGTTGATCAAGAACTTAGCAACAAAACACTATGAGGAAGGAGATTACTTTGAGTGCTTCAAATATTTGCTAATAGGAGCAGGTTGTGATAACAGAGTTGGTAGGTTTGATCATAGAAGCAGAGCTAGACTCGGTTTTAAGGACACAGCCACACTTGTTAAAGAAGAATCAAGAATAAGTTCGAGAGAAAGTAATTCAGAAGCTATTTCCAAAAGGTTAGACAAGAGTTTTTTTACCAACTCCTCCCTTAGAAATTTGTGTTTTTATTCCGAAGAGTCCCCAACTTATAGATCCTCAGTTTCATCCAGCGTAGGGAAACTTAAATTCGGCTTGTCGTATAAAGAACAGGTAGGTAGCAATAGGGAGCTTTATATTGGTGATTTAAACACAAAGCTCACTAGTAGGCTAATAGAGGATTACTTTGAGTCCTTAACATCAGAATGCAGATTCTCATGTCTGAATAATGACTCAGAGTTTGAGAGAGCACTCCTAGACATGAAATCCGTGGTCCGTCTTTCTGGTCTGGCAGTGAGCCTTGACCATTCAAAATGGGGGCCGTACATGTCACCAGCAATATTTAATGCACTCTTTTCTAACCTGGATCTCCAGCTAAAAGATGGAGGCCTTATTGATAAGAGCCCAATTGAAAATTTACTTAATTGGCATTTACACAAGATTGTTGAGGTTCCTTATAATGTTGTGGAGGCTTACCTGAAAGGTTATACAAAAAGAAGTCTAGGCCTGATGGATAGGTCATCAAGTTCAATGACTGAAGATTATTTCTTCAGACAATTTGCAAAAGGTGTGGTTCCTTCTCACATTACATCAGTCTTAGATATGGGGCAAGGAATCCTACACAATGCTTCAGATTATTATGGGTTGTTGACTGAGCAATTTATCACCCTGTGTTTAGAGCTCTGCTTTGATGTGAAGATGACTGCATACACATCAAGTGATGATGAGATCATGTTAAGCAACTCCTACTCTCTAAAAAGGGAGTCCGATGATGATCTATTAGATATGGAAAAGTGTAAAGAAATTCTTGAATTTCATTATTATTTATCTTCAAAGCTTAATAAATTTATCAGCCCCAAAACAGTTGCTGGTTCGTTTGCAAGTGAGTTTAAGTCCAGATTTTTTATTTGGTCTCAAGAAGTTCCCTTACTGACAAAATTTGTTGCCGCAGCATTGCACAATGTGAAAGCTAAATCACCTCACCAGCTTGCTGAAACTATTGACACAATCTTGGATCAGTGTGCAGCCAATGGTGTATCAATAGAGATCATTAATGAATTATCAAAGAGGACAAACAGATTGATCTCTTATAGTGGGCACCCAGTTGACCCATTTTTGTGTGTGTTTACGACAGATTTGAAAGATTGGGTTGATGGTTCAAGGGGTTACCGATTGCAGAGGTCGATAGAATCCATCATCAACAGTGAAGAGATACTCTCCACAATTAGGGATTCCTGCAGACAACTGTTTTACATGATAAGATCAGGCCGAATACAGGAAGAATACTTAATAAGTGCACTCCAATCATCACCAGATGATTGCTTGAGACAGATGCTAAAGATAACAGGAACGAATGACTCTCTGATTGAAGAGGCACTTACAACGAGGTGGTTGAATTTAAGGGCTTTTGGTGATTTAAGACTGGTGTTAAGAACAAAAATCATGACAGGAACTAGAATTTTAGATAAAGAAGAGGTGCCTTCATTGATTAAGTCAGTCCAATCAAAACTTTCAAAAAACTTTGTCAGAGGGGCTAAAAAGATAATAACAGATGCAATAAACAAGTCTGCCTTCCAAAGTAGCATCTGTTCTGGGTTCATTGGGCTGTGCAAAAGCATGGGTTCAAAATGCGTGAGGGATGGATCTGGAGGATTTATATATATTAAAGATTTATTGAAGAAGATTGATAGGCATACAAACTGTGAAGTGTGCTGCCCATTATTAAGTGTCTTCTGTGAACATAGTTTAAGACAGGTGGCGCCGTATTCAAGGCCACTCCTTTGGGACTATTTCTCACTAACATTTTCTAATGCATGTGAGTTGGGAAATTGGGTCTTCTCAAAGGTTGAGCTTCCTAGACCCCCTTTGGGGTCAATGAATCCGAACTTTTTTTGGCCTGTGAAGCCTGGAAGCCACTCTGAGTTAGAAGACAAAGTCAATATGAACCATGTCCTATACTCAATCAAGAGGAACTTTCCTGATCTCTTCGATGAGCATATTGCTCCATTTTTATCTGACCTGAACTCATTAAAGGTAAGTTGGGTTCAGAGAATAAAATTTTTAGACCTGTGTGTTGCCATGGATATGTCTAGTGAATGTTTGGGTATTATCTCTCATATTATGAGGAAGAGAAGAGAAGAATTGTATATTGTAAAACAAGAGGAGTTGTCTGTATGTCATATACGAGAGTCTTGCTCGTTGGAAAAGGGTCTTCAGTTGAACTCTGTGGAGATATGTCAGAATTTTCTGACACAATTGTTATTTGAATCCATGTTGAACCCAGTGCTGCTGAGTACAAGCCAGTTCAAAAAGTATTTCTGGTATGGTGAAGTCGAATTTCTCCCAAATGATGCTGATCATGATTTAGGGCAACTAACCCAATTCATCATGGATTGCAAATTGTTGAACATATCAAGGTGTATGTGTCTTGATGATCTCGATGTAGGATACGTTCATAGTAAAATTGAATTATCACAAGTTTTCATAAATTTATCAACTTTTATCAACTTGGTTGATTGGGAAAATAGAGAAAGTTATCAAAGCTTTGATGAAGTTTTGATTCATTCGAATGCTGATCACATACCCCTTGAGATTGGAATAATTCTTTCACACACAAGGAAAAGCTTTAAATTTAGGTATGAAAGGAAGACGAACTATTATGTGAAATGTGGAATCACAATTCAAAAGAGTGAAATATCATCATTTAGCACAACCTTGTCTGATGGCTTTGAACTTCATGTTGAGGAGATTGATTGCTATGTGAGTGGCTCTGAGGGGGACCATATAAGTCTGGACGGAGTTGGTTTGGTCCCACTGCACCCTCTGTTCTCAGGGAAGGAGGCACTGGACCTCAATAAACTTTTAAGTGATCAAGACATTGAGTTCAAGCAAATTTCGCTTGTATTCTCAAAGGTGAAACTTGATTTCAAGGACCATGTTAAAGACCTAAAGAATAAATTCTCTTACAAGTTACAGGGTCCAGAGCAAGGCCTGGAACCCTTACATCTGGACAAGGGCCAGATAATGGAAAGGAATACTGTTGTTTCAAGACTTGAGGTACCAGTGACATCAAGATCACTCTTCCTTGCCTTAGAAGCTCTGGACCCTGGTAATAGACCTAGATTTCTTTCATCCCTACATGAGTACATGAGGAAAAGGCCAGGGAAGAAAGACCCCTGTTTTGTTCGAATGACACAACAGGACTTGTGCCTATTGGTTGAACTATATGAGGCTGCTTTCATGCAAGTCCTTAGTGCAGTCTCAGATTGGATAGAGTTTGGCTGTTTTGCTTTGTGTTTCAGCAAGACTCTCAACTGCATTATGATAGCCGATGACGGTGGGGATTACAGGCTGAAAGGTAGGCCCTGCAAGACCCTATCTGCACAGAAAACACTCACCGACATCGAGTAGACTCCCCGGGCCCGAGGGGCCCGGGGGGGCCCCGAGGGCACACCCCCATTGGGGGTGTGCCCTGGGCCCCATGTGTGTTCAGGGAGTATAGGGTGGAGCTGTTGGGGTCGTCTCAAAGGTGAGCCTCTTTGGCAGCACTTCACCACAGATCTCGCAGTAGTCAGTCCTGTTTAACATTGAGGTTAGGCACCTGAGACATATGTAATGGTTGCTACATTTGATCAACCCCTTATTGGCGAACCAACATGATTTACAGTTGTACCTGCCGTACAGTGTCTGAGGCATGGTTTGAGTGATTGGGATCCTCCCTTCTGGGTCTTTGTCGCCGTGACGGTCCCTGACCTCTTTGGAGTATCTCAGACCCATTGGTGAAAATAAGGTCCTAAAGTAGTGGTATTTGAGCCTCTAAGCGCAGAGTCTGTAACTGCCTAGGATCCACGGTGCG